CTAACTAATGCTAGTCATAATACAATTTCAGAAATTTTCTTTCATTTATTTGAAAAAAAAATTGATAAAAAAAAATTAATTAAGGTAAAAGAATATTTTTATTCACCTGCAGAATTAATTAATATGTATGTTAAATATAAAAAAGAATCCAAATTTATAGAAAGACTATTACAAAATAAAAAAATATAAATTTACGTATTAAATATTAAATTATTTAAATATCAATTATTATAATGGATGAAACATTTTATAAATTAATTGATAAATTAATAGATGATTTACCAAATGAATACAAAAATCCTAATGATCCTATTGTTATTGATTTAATATTAGATAGTGGTGTTTTTAATGGTGCTTATATTATAGGAGTTCTATATTTTTTAAAAGAAATGGAAAATCGTAATTATCTTAAAATCGAAAGAATTTCTGGATGTAGTATAGGATCTTTATGTGGATTTTTATATTTAACCGATAATTTAGATGTTTTTTATAATTGTTATAATAAATTTGTTAAATATTTTAAAAAAAAATACAATTTAAAAATCATAACAAAATTAAAAAAAATTTTGTTTAAACATGTTAATAGTAACTCATGTGATATAATAAATAATAGATTATTTATTAAATATAATAATATTGGAATAAGTAAAAATAATTCAATAGTAAAATCTATTTATAAAAATAATGATGAAATATACGAATCAATTATAGCTTCATGTTTTTTTCCATTATTAATTGATGGAAATTTATCAAAAAATAATAATATTGATGGCATAAATCCTTTTATTTTTGAAAAAAATGATTATAAAAAAATTCTATTTTTAGATCTTATAGGAATCGATAAATTTATTTATACTTTAAATATTAAAAATGAAAAATCATGTTTTTATCGTATTGTTTACGGATTAATCGATATTCAAAGATTTTTTACAAAAAAATCATCAACATTTATGTGTAGTTATGTAAATGATTGGAATTTTTTAAATAATTTATATTTTAATGTAAGAATCATCTTTGAAAAACTTATATGTTTTATTGTTCATTATATTTTATTTATAAAAAAATATATACTTTATATTTGTCCAAATATTAATTATCATTTAATAAAAAAATTTACTTACCGATTTTTAAAAAATGCATTAGATAAATGTTTTTAACTAATTAGTTTAAATTTTATACTATTTATATTTATTTTATTTATATGGATTCTATAGATATTTCCGATTTTGCATTTTCTTTAGGTAATGTTTCTCGAAAAGTCGCCTCTTCTACAAGTGAAAATATTACAGATTCTATTTCTACTGCTATAAGTGGTCTTATTTCTGAACCTATAAAAGAGCAAATTACAAATATTATTCCAGAATCAATTAAAGATAGTGATAATTATATGTTATATATAATAATTTTGATAGGAATTATTGTTATGTTAGGTTTTTTTGCATACAATTACTTTAATAAAAAAAATAAAAAAGTAACATTTCAACAAAATCAAGAACAAAATCAACAACAAAATCAAGAACCAAATCAACAACAAAATCAACAACAAAATAATGTCTTTAATTAAACTTATTTAGTTTAACCATAGAGATTTAAAAAATTTTTTTGTTTGGTTTTCTTTTGTTTTTTGGTTTTATTGTTTTTTGGTTTTTTGTTTTTTTTATTTATTTTTGTACCATCTGATTTTTTTTCTTTAGAATCATCTGGTTTATAATTCAAAAACCATTCTTGAAATTCTTTTTTATCTCCTTTTTCTTTCAATTCTTTATATTTTTCTGCTTTATGTGCACGTATTTCTTCTAATGATTCTTGATGTCCATAACATGTTATACTAAATCTTCTCAATAATCCCTTTTGTTGTAATCTATTTTTTTGTTGAACATCATACAAGAATTTAGATATACAAAGAATTCTTTCTAAAAATTGATTATAATATGGTTTATCTGCATACAAAAAAGCTAAATAAAAACTCAACATTGTATCAATTGTAGCTATCTTTATTTTCTGTCTTTTTATATTTATTACATTATAACTATGACATGCAATTGGTTTATAAATAAAAGCTATTGTATCTTTTCCTATTTTAATTTCGTAATGTAGTGGAACAATTTCACCGATGGGTTCTCTTTTGATTATTTTAGTATTCTCTACTCCTATATCTTTTAATCTCTCTTTTATAATTTCTGCAGTTGTTTCAGGATCATTAGATAATACATCAAAATCTGCTATTTTTTGTAATTTGAATTTTAATCTCTTAGGCATATAATAAGAATAAAGTGATATTGCATATCCTCCAAAAAATACTACTCCTTGATTTATAAATGTATTTTTAACAATTTCATAAATTTCATTTTCTTTTTCTTTATTTTCCATTTCTCTCTGAAAATTAACTTTATTACAATCAATGGATGTTAATGGATAATTTTTATTTAATAATGTAAGACGTTTCATTACTTTTTCCCAACGACTAATATCTCCTGCAGGTCTAGATAACTCTAAAAACATACTCATTCTTAAAAAATTAGGTGGTGCATATAATATACCATTCACTCTAATTGCATCTTTCTTCATTGAATTAAATATTGGTTTTGGAATATCTGTAATATCTGCAACAGGTATATAATTGACAAATACTTTATATGTTCCTTTATGAACACCAGATTTTGCTTCTACATCTGTAAAACCAATTTTATAATAAATATTTGCTAATTCTTTTGCATCTTCTAACGCATTTGTTGTAAAAAAATCATAATCTGGTATTTCTGCTTCTTTATTGTAAAATTGATCATCTTCTGGTAGTATATTATTAATTGCTGTACCTCCATAACAAATCAAATTTTTACGTTGTATAAAATCTTCAACAATTTTAATTATATTTTTTATATCACCTGAATTAATGACTCTTTTACCTATTTTTTCTTCTGCTTTATCTACTGCCATACGTAATATTGTCAATTCACAATCTTCAAATTTTAATCCCTTACATACGTTTTTATTTTTCATATATAATAATTAAATATAAAAAAATTGATTTAAATTTTATATTTAATAAAGTTTTATTAATTTATTATTATGAACGTTTTACAAGAAGCAAACAATATTTTAGATGATGACATTTTATTGGAATTGAATAAAATTAATAATATGAGTGTAAAACGAAGGATTAGTCACGAGTTAGTAAATTTAAAAAAAAATAAAGCATATATTCATGTTGAATATGTAGAATGTAAAAATATATATAAAAATTCGAATAGTAATATTAGTAATAATATTAATTTTCATTTTATTATTACTATAATGCTTGAAAGTGATACGAATATTTATAAGTTTGAAATTCCTTCTGATTACCCATTTAGAGGACCAAAAAAAATTACAATAAATTATAAACCATATATAAATTATTTAAAAATACAATCAAATAAAACAATGAAAGAATTACAATTATACAAAGGCATTGGTTGTTTATGCTGTAATAGTATTAGTTATGCTAGTAAATGGAATCTTTCAACAAATATTGTTTCTTGCATAGATGAATTTAAATTATTTATGCAATATAGGCGTGATATTGTAAATAAAATAATTGTTGAAAAAATAAAAAATAAATATTTATTAAATGATATTAATTTATTAGAATGGTTGTTATAGATATTTTATATATTATAATCATAATAACGTGTATTGATTGTGCGCGTTTCATAAGATAATTTTGGATCTTGAGGTATAGGATCAGGTATTTCAATAGGTTTATATCTTAGTGCTTCAGGTTTTAAAACAAAAGCACTTCCATTTCTATCGAAAAAAGCAGCATTTTCCATTAAATAATTATCTACATATTGATAACGACATGCTACCATTTGACACCCGTAATTTCTACATAACATCCCTGCTGGATTATCTGGTTGTGTTGTTTTATCTGGAAAAACTATAGTCATTCTTGATTTATTGTATTCAGTAAGTTCAACTACATCTGGATTATTATATATGTCAGAATAATAATATTCTCTCATAAATGCAGAATTACTAGTTAGATTTACATATTCTAAAAATGCTGTATTTTCTAAAAATGCTGGATTTGTTTTATCAACAATTAAAATAATTTTGTTTTGAAAACTCAATAACGGATCTTCTCCTATATTCCTTCCTGTATTTTCATAACTATAATTATATCCAAGCATTATATCATCATAGTTACTAAATATTGTTGCTAAATTTGTATACATTTCTTGGTTTGTACTTTTTATTCTTAAATGAATAATAATTGGATCTGTTGGGTTTGGAGATGTACCATTTGCAAAAGCATATGATTTTATTATTTCCATAACACTATTTGATCCTCCAAATGGTACAGAATTATATGTTTCTTTAACATGATAATTATCACCAGTACTCGTAGCTACGACAGGTTGATTGTCTATAGAATAAACTTCAAAATCTAAACATCTTACACCTTGTTTAATAATGCCCTTTAAGTTGCAAATGTCTACATAATCATTTTTGTATTGTCCTCCTGAACATGCATTGTATGCTGTTTTTATATAATAATCAAAAAGATTACCAGAAAAATCTGAATTATTTTTTGATATTGGAACTATATATCCATCTATATCTGGGTATATATCGTTCATAAAGTTACATTCTTTATCCTTTAGTTTAGCAACACGTAGTAAATAAATTAAGTAAACGATAACTACTACACTTATTATTGCGAACATTAAATATGCTTGAAATTCATCATCTAAATTAGCAATAATTTGTTGAATTTTTTTAAATGGATTTTCAGTAGTTTCTGTCATTATCTATATATTATATTGTTTTAAAAAAATATAAATAACTTTATTTAAATTAACAACTACCAAAAATTATATTTATGATTAAATTAAGAATTTAAAAATTAATATATTATAATTATAAATGCCAGGAGGACTTCTTAATCTAGTTGCGATTGGTCAACAAAATATTATATTAAATTCTAACCCTCAAAAGACTTTCTGGAAAACAACATATAAAAAATATACAAATTGGGGAAAACAAAATTTTCGTGTTGATGTAGAAGGAACACCAATACTTAATTTGACAACAGAATCTACGTTTACTTTCAAAATGCCGAGATATGCTGATTTACTTATGGATTGTTATATTTGTATTACATTACCTAATATTTGGAGTCCAATAATACCTCCTCAACAGATTATAAACCCAGATGGTTCTATTACATACACTGATTGGATACCATATGAATTCAAGTGGATTGAAAATCTTGGTGCTCAAATAATTAGTAAAATTTCTATTAATTGTGGTAACCAATTATTACAACAATATTCTGGTCAATATATTTTAGCATCTGCCCAGAGAGATTTTAATGGAGAAAAATTGGATTTATTTCATAAAATGATAGGACAA